GTTGACGCTTTTTCTCAGGGTGTTACAAATCTAGTGGGCGACCCACGCGAAAAACTCAAAAAATTATTAGGATCTATATAATGATTAAAATTCAATATGAATTTGATTCCTCTCAAGAAAAAGAGGTGAGGGAATTTATTGATCGTGCGAAATGGAAACAGGTCGTGATCGATACCTCGATTCATCTTATGCGTCAGTCAAATAACGAAACGATACCCGAAGCTGAACAAATGTTGTATCATCGGCTAAGGTTAAAAATCCTAGAATTAGTACATAACTCCGGGCTTACGATGTAAATGAGGGTGAAATGGCAAACATAACAAAATTGATTTCCGCGATTCGGGCGGATGGTTGGCAAAATATCTTGACGGGCCTCGGCATGGCCGAGCGTGATAAGCGAATGAGCAATGCACCTATTATTCAAAAATTTAGCCAAAGTGAATTAGAAAATCTATATAGATCCGACGATATAGCACAAAAAGTTGTTAATCGAGTTCCAAATGAAATGTTTAGAACCGGATATAAAATAAAATCTGAAAAAGAAAATGCTAGTCAATCCATAGAAAAATATCTAAAAAATCTGAATGCTGATCCGGCATTTTGTAAGGCTTTAAAACTCGCCAGGCTACACGGCGGATCTGGTATTGTAATGGGAATCGATGACGGGCAAGATGCTTCAATGCCAGTAAAACTAAACGCTATTAAAAGCATTAAATGGCTGGCCGTTCTCGACCGCTGGCGCCTGGTTTATGATTCCATTCAAAGTGATTTGTCAAAACCAGGATATGGATTGCCAGAAACCTATCAGATACAAGCTATACATTCAGAAACCCCGCAAACAAATATGATAGTTCATGCAAGCCGCGTGATTCGGTTTGAGGGCGTAGAAATTCCTGAGCAATCATTTATCTCAAATAACTATTGGGGTGATTCATATTTCTCCACAATTTACACGCCTCTTTTAAACTATAATTCTAGTCATGACGGCGCCGCATCAACAATGCAGGATTTCATTCAAACGGTGTATGAATTGGAAAACCTAGCTGATTTGATTGCCTCGGGTGATGACCAGTTGGTACAAAAACGTCTGGCTTTACTCGATGCTACACGCTCTATTATTAAAGCAATTGTAATCCAAAAAGGCGAAAATTTCCGGCGTGAAAATGTGAATGTTTCTGGCATGCCAGAGTTATTGACGAAAGTCGAAAACCGGCTTGTGGCAGCCTGTAATATGCCGCATACAATAGTTCTCGGCGAAGGCTCACAAGGGCAAACATCAGGGCAATCTGAAAAAATGGACTTTTATGATATGGTATCATATGAGCAAGTAACCAATTTAATGCCAAAACAAATGCAATTAATAAACCTAATTTGCCTTGCTGGTGATGGGCCTAAAGTGTTACCAGAACAAGTATCCATTCAATATAATCCATTGTGGGAACCAACGGAAACTGAAGAGGCTCAAACATATAAAACGAATGCTGAAGCTGATTCAATTTACATTGATCGGGGTGTTATTGACCCCATCGAAGTTACAAAATCCCGGTTTGGTACGCCAGAATCGGAAATACAAGTTGATATAAAATTAAGAGAACAAATAAGCAAACCAATAGATGAACAGTTGAATTATCAAAATGGATTACCTGACAGCAATATACAATCGACGGCACTTAATGGCGCACAGGTAACAGCATTATTAGAAGTTGTCTCAAAGGTTACATCGGGAGAAGTTTCTAAGGAATCAGCTAAATCGATTATTAGGTCTGCGTTTCCTTTACTTATTGATAACGATATAAATGGCATCATAAATTCATTGAAAATGAATATAATCGCTAATAACAATCAAACAAAAACAGATTCCGAACTAATTCCATTCACAATTTACATTTCCAAAATTAAATTTGAATCAATGGATAAAGCGGCGGCTTGGATTTCCGCAAACAACTATAAAAACGAAAATCCAATGGAAACCGAAAAGACCTTCGAATTCCAACAAATGGATATATCTAATTTTATTCCATATTCATTAATCACAGTTGAATTAGGTGAAGGAATAAAGGCTATTTGTGGGAAAATAATGCCGCAACCACAAGACTTCAATGATATAATAAATATTGAAAATATCATAAGAGCTTCAATGTAATGATATTGCCATTAATAGATAAAACAATTTTAAACGCTATTATCATTTGTTCTTATCTATTTTGTCTGCACAAATTGTCCCACAAATATTCGACGAAATGCCGCTCAATATCCAAAGAAACTGGAATTGATATTTATACGACAAGAAAAATATGCGATAAGCTTGTAAAGCATGGAATCATAACATCAACAATGGGCAATACTGGCGGTTACATTATCAATGATGATGTTCAAATAAGTAAAATTATTGAGGCATTTAAAAGCAATGGAATATTTGATGATTCTATTATAACGTCAAGAATATTAACATTAATGAATAGAATAATTAAAGTAAATATTAGCGAATTAGTTGATGAGGACTAAATGAAAGGAAAAGGAATTGCGTTAAATCCTGGGCATCTCGGCACCGTTGGCGCCATAGGTATAAATCCAGAAATAACCGAAGAATACTTTGCTAAAATGCAAGTATCATTTTTAAAAAGCATACTTGATGCCGCTAGTTTGAAAAACGAAATCATAGTACAAAGCGGCAACGATCTGACTGCCCTGGGCAGGCAAGCCGCAGGGTATGATATGTTTTTATCTTTTCATTTTAATGCCGCAGTAAAAAAGGAAATATACAGTTGTTTTCTTGTAGGTACAAAAACAAGGCAAACATCGATCGATTTTGGTATGAAATTGATGCAAAACCTACAAATAAAAACCGATTGTAAGCTATATAATAATGATGGCATCATGCGAGTAACTAAAGTATCCGTTCTAAACTCAGCTAATAGAACTAATTGTCCCATTGTTGGATTGATAGAATCGGAGTTTATTGATGATGAAATATCCAAAGATGATTTCACTATTAAAATCCAAAAAAAAACTATTGTGATTGCTGAAACCATAATAAACCATTTTAGATTTCGGGGTTTCTAATGCAAAAAATCGTCGAGCAAATTCTAATGCAGAAGGCTGCCAGGCTCACACCCCGACAAAGGGTTTTGAGATTACCACGACCGAATATGCCTCGCGTACCGTTGGAAATTGAACGGCGATACTATTCTGATTTGATAAAAATGGTAGTCAATAATCTTGAAGAAATCACACGAAGGTTTCTCATGCCTGCGTTGCCGTCATTGCTTGCTGAGGCAAAACAAGATTTGCCAACATTTGATTCGCAAGTTTCCAGGCGAGATAACTATGGCCGAACAATAGATACACTGTTTTCTATAATGCGTGTAGCATTTGCAAGGCAATTAACTGTCAATGAAATAGATGAAGTGACCAGAAAATATGCCGAACAGGGAAAAGAATTTAATAAAACAGAATTATCAAAGAATCTTATCAAGGTTTTAGGTGTAAATCCCATAATTGCCGAACCATATCTTGACCCAATTATGAGACAATTTATCGATGAAAATACAAATCTAATTAGGTCAATTGGTGAGCAATATTTTAATCAAGTGCAAACCGATACCTATAATCATATTCAAGTCGGCGTATATAATAAAGAATATGCAACCAAAATAAAAGCAGAATATGAACAGGAATTCCAACGGCAATTTGAGCGGGGAATCTTGCAACGGCGTGTGAATAACGCGGATGCGCGCGCGCGCCTGATCGCGCGTGACCAAATTTCGAAATACAACGGGCAATTGAATAAAACCCGGCAAACAGCATTAGGTATAACGAAGTATAAATGGATAACTGCAGGTGATGAGAGAGTAAGAGATTCTCATGCTAAATTGCATGGAAAAATATTTTCCTGGGACAATCCGCCAACAATAAATGGGCGCCAGCTTAACCCTGGCGATGACTATCAGTGCCGCTGCAATGCCCTACCGGTTTTTGATCAAGGTGTGACAGAAAACAAAAATTTGTTGCGTTTATTAAATTCATGATACATTATCCTTGAATATCGCATGAGGACAAAAATTATGCAGGTTACACGCCTAGACTACGGCACCATGCCAAATCCAACAAAAACGGCGCAGGGATACTTAAAAGCGCCTTGTTTCGCCACCCGTGCCGGTATCTTTCTATACCGCAATGAGGACGGTTCGGTTCGCCGAGAATTAAGGCCGCCAGAGGAAGTTTTTGATTCCGAATCTATGAAAACATTGGCAGGCGTACCCGTAACTGATGATCATCCGCCATGCATGTTAGATTGTAATAATACCGCAAATTTTGCAAAAGGTTTTACCGGTGATTTAGTTTCTAAAGTTGATGATTTTATCGAAATACCTTTAACAATTACATCGGCGGATCTTATTGCGGCTGTAGAAACCAAAGAAAAAATCGAAACAAGTTGTGGTTACATGGCGGAATTAGAGGAAATGCCAGGCATATGGAATGGTCAAAAATATGACGCCATACAAAGAAAAATTAGATATAATCATTTGGCAATCGTGCCGAAAGGACGGGCTGGATCTGATGTTAAAATTAGAATAGATTCGGCAGGCGTCCAATTGTCTGAAAATTTTATAGAGGGGTTTTGCATGACAAAATTGAAAATCGAGGATGTCGATTTTGAGTTGAGCGAGCCGGTTGCTAATGCCGTTACCGCTAAATTCAAAAAAGATGCCATGAGCATTGAAGAATTAACCGCTTTAGTTTCTGCTTTACAAGCTGAAATTGAAAAACTTAAGGGCGAAAAGGAAGGCATGGAAATTGAAATGGACGGTTGTAAAAAGCAACTGGACGAATGCAAAAAAGAAATGACTGATGCCAAAATGGATTCTGAAAAAATTCATGCCGCAGCAATGGCTCGCCTCAATTTAATTAAGGCCGCAGAAAAAGCTATCCCAACGGTGAAACTTGATTCTCTAAGTAATAAAGAAATTAAAATTGAAGTCATTAAATCAAAGAAACCTGATTTTAAATTTGACGGTGTTTCCGAGCATTTCATTGATGGCATGTTCGAGGGCCTGAATCAATCTGAATCAAGGATTGATGCTCTGAATTCCGCAATCAATGATTCAAAGGGAAAACCCAATGTAGATGCAAGAACAAAATCAATGGAAACTGATAAAAACGCTTGGAAAAGCTAAAATAGAAAGGAATAAATTATGAGCCAATTAAATTACAACATTGATCAGGCAATTGCAGTTGAGGGGTTACTCGGAGGAATTGATCCACACATTATCGATTCCCTCGTAAATAATAATGCGGTAAAAAAACGCTATACGGTAACCGTAGACACTGCCGCCGATGAAGAATTAACTTTGACTATCACAAGTCCTCTCGGTGTAGTAACAACTGTATCCTATAATGAAGGTGCCGTTGGAACTGTAACTACAAAACGCAATGGTTTAATCGCTGCCGTGAATGCAAGTGATGCCAGGTTTTATTGTGTTGCATCGATAAAAGATACCGATGAATTATATATAGAGGCAAAACTCGCAACCGATAATTTTACCGTTGCCGAGGCCGAAACGAATTTATCTCTGACTAACGACACCGCATACGTTGCCAATGCCGCAATCGGATTTGGACTTGCAGTCGCGCAGGGAAATCGTGATGAAGAATGTAGATTATTGGCAGCCACAAGCGATGTTGTTCGCGGTGTAGCTGTTTACACCCATGCCGACATGGTCAACAATGGCGTTGCCGGATTTGCCCCACAAATGGCATGTTCGATTCTTCGTTTGGGTCGCATTTGGGTTAAGCCCGAGGTTGCAGTTGTAGCTGGAAATCCCGTTTATGTTCGCGCAGTCGCAGGCGGCACCGAACGTGCTGGCGCTTTTAGGCCTTCCGCTGACGGGTCCGATACCATTGCACTTTCAAATTCCA